GCAAAACATATTAGTGACGATGTTGGTGCAGTTGGCGGTTCAGTATTAAACCCACCCCATATGCCAGAGTATTTAAAAGCAACTGGACTAATTGTCAACATTGAAAACGAGCCTAACATTCAGTGGGGGCTAATAAAAGATGTTAAAGAAGTTGAGCATTTGTATTGCAGTTTTATTTATAGAGCTGGCGTTTGCGATTATAACTTGGGACTTTCTCGAGTTGCCCATCGTGAAGAAACGCTGTTCAGCTGGAGTCTGCATCACAAAGGCTACAAATTATTAGCAGTACCGAACGCAGTAACATGGCATTTAAAGAACCCACAAGGCGGTATTCGTGATGGTTCTAAAATGGAGATGTTTGAGCATGATGAGCAAATATTTAAAAATATCCTCAAGCACAAAGACAACACTATTGTGGTGCTTAATTCTGGTCTTGGGGACCATATTGTCTTTAGCCACGTTTTGCCTAGTGTTCGCAATCCCCTTGTTTTTACATGCTATCCTGAAGTAGTACCCGGCTATTCAATTGAGATGGCACAAAAGATGTTTGGTGATATTGATTGCTGGAACATTTATAAAAAGATGGCGCAGTGGAATTGGAAGGGCAGTTTAGAAGACGCATATAGGAAGTTGTATCTGTGATTATCATCGCGCCGTACGCCCAAAAACTGCGAACAGGTAAAGAAAACCCAAAAAACTATCCATATTGGGAACAACTTGTATACGAATTGCAAAAAAGTATGCATGTTGTTCAAGTTGGTGTAGAAGGCGAAAAGCAATTAGTACCTGATTTTAGAACCAACTTGCCAATTGCAGCATTGCGAGAACTGTTATGGCAATGCAAAACATGGATTGGTGTAGATAGTTTTTTCCAACATCTTGCATGGGATGAAGGTGTTTCGGGCATTGTGTTATGGGGCCCATCTGATCCACTAATATTTGGACATCCAGAAAACATTAATCTGTTAAAAGACCGGTCATATTTAACAGAAAATCAATTTTTATGGTGGGAATCCACCGAACACAAAAATGACCGGTTTGTAAAACCAATAGAAGTATTAGCATACCTTAATAAGGAATAAAAATGGCAGCTACAGGCTACACACCAATTTCGTTATACTACAGCACCACAGCGGCTACAGCGCCGTTGGCCGCTAACCTCGTCAATGGTGAGTTGGCGATCAACATTACCGACGGCAAGTTGTACTATAAAGACAACGCCGGTGTTGTGCAGATCATCGCTGGTAAAGGCGGTGCTGGTGTAGCTGGTGGCTCTAACACCCAAGTCCAGTACAACTCAAGCGGGTCATTGGCTGGTTCTGCCAACATGACCTTTAATGGCACTAGCTTAACTTTAGCTAATGATGCTTCTATATCAGGTCTTACTGTTGGTAAGGGTGCAGGAGCTTCATTTACAAATGCTGTTTTTGGTACATATGCTTTTACCGCAAATACAACTGGAACGCAAAACACAGCAATAGGTCAGTCTGCGCTAAATGGAAACACCTCTGGTTCTAGCAATTCCGCAGTTGGAAATGGAGCATTGAATGCTAATACAACAGGCAGCAACAACAGTGCTTTTGGTACTGGAGTAATGTATTTTAATACAACAGGCAGTTCAAATTCTGCTTTTGGCGCTCCTTATACTTTAGGTAACAATACTAGCGGTAACTATAATACTGCATTTGGCGCACAAGCTCTCTATTCAAACACCACCGCATCTAATAACACAGCAGTAGGTTATCAATCACTATATGCAAATACTACTGGCACATCAAATACTGGTATAGGAATGTATGCGCTTAATGCAAATACAACAGGAAATTACAGCACCGCTATTGGTTATCAAGCTGGATATAAAAACACAACAGGTCAAATTACCGCTGTTGGAGTTGGAGCATTAAATAATAATACAACAGGCTCAAATAATAATTCTGTTGGTGTTAACGCTTTAGCCGCAAATACAACTGGTAGTTATAATGTTGCAATGGGCGATTCAGCTCTAACATCAAACACCACAGCATCTAATAATACAGCAGTAGGTTATCAAGCTGGGTATAGTAATACGACTGGCTCATCTTTAACCACTTTGGGATATCAAGCTGGTTATTCAAATACCACAGGAACAAACAATACCTATTTAGGATATCAAAACGGTATTTTTGCTATTGCTGGTTCTAACAATACAGGTGTTGGTTCAGGTAACTTTACAGCAGGAACAAACGGAAGTAATAATACAGCAGTAGGTTCAGGGGCTTTAGCAGTAGTTACCGCATCTAATAACACAGCAGTAGGTTATCAGGCTGCATATACTAATGCCACAGGAGCAAGAATTGTAGCTATTGGTTATCAAGCCCTTTATGCTAATACGGCATCTGACAATATTGGTATTGGTTATTATGCTGGCATTTCAAACACAACTGGCGCATATAACATTTTTGTTGGTGGGTTTGATGGTGGTGCTTATTCTGCTGGTCAATCAAATACCACTGGTTCAAATAATATTGCGTTGGGTAACGGAGCATTGGCTAAAAACACCACCGCATCTAATAACACAGCAGTAGGTTATCAAGCTCTATATAGCACTACCACAGCAGATGGAAGTTCAGCTTTTGGTTATAGAGCATTAGCTACAAACACAGGAGCAAGAAATACAGGCTTGGGCAGAGAAGCGGCTTCTGCAAACACAACAGGAACTGGTATTACAGCAGTTGGTGATAATGTTCTTACTGCAAATACAACAGGTCAATCAAATACAGCAATCGGTGGATATGATGCTGGTTCTTCAATTTTGCCAGCTATGTATAGCAACACCACAGGTTCATATAATGTGGCTGTTGGAACAGGCTCTTTAAAGTCTAACACCACCGCTTCTAATAACACAGCAGTAGGTTATCAAGCTGGTTATAGTAATACGACTGGAACGGCTATTACTGCCTATGGTTATCAAGCTTTATATAATACAACTGGAAATTATAATGCTGCTTATGGTTATAGGGCTGGTTATGCTATAACTAGCGGAACAAATAATGCTTTATTTGGAACAGGCGCTGGTAGTGGAATAACAACTGGCACAGGAAATACTATTGTTGGCGCAAATAGCGGTTCAAATAATGCTGGCGATGCAATTACTACTGGTTCTAAAAACTCTATTCTTGGCAACTATTCAGGCAATCAAGGCGGTCTAGACATCCGTACATCTAATAACTACATTGTGTTATCTGATGGTGATGGTAATCCTAGGGGATGGTATGACAATAGTGGAAATTATTATGTTGGAACATCAACAACTTATGGAGATAAAGTAGTATTCCAACAAACATCAGCTACATCATTTACTCAAAGAAATATTGGCATTAGCAATGGTGGCGTATATCGATATATTGCTTTTGTTGCTGGAGCAGGTGGAACACAAACTGGTTATATTCAATCAGGTGATGGAACTTCTACTACATACTCTACATCGTCAGATTATCGTTTAAAAGAAAATGTAGCACCAATGACAGGTGCATTAGATACTGTTGCAAAATTAAAGCCAGTAACTTATACATGGAAACAAACTGGCAAAAATTCTCAAGGTTTTATTGCTCATGAATTGCAAGAAATAATCCCTGAAGCCGTTGTTGGTGAAAAAGATGCTGTAAATGAAGATGGTTCAATTAATGCACAAGGTATTGACACTTCATTCATTGTTGCAACGCTTACAGCAGCAATCCAAGAACTCAACACCTTAGTAACAACCCAAGCAGCCGAAATTGCGGCACTCAAAGCTAAATTAGGAGCATAAAAATGGCAACAACATACACAACGAACATCAACTCGATGTACACAGTTAGCACACCCGACCCTGATTATGTGGTTAATGTACTCTTTACTGTATCTGGCACAGACGGCACCCATACTGCCTCTATTGACGGCAACATTCAGTTTGCCCAAGAAGCCAAAGAATTAGGCTTTATTCCTTACGCTAACTTAACCGAAGCTATTGTATTAGGCTGGATTAATGAAGCTACTGATAATCAAGCAAATTACTATGCCAATATTGACGGACAGATTGCTTCACAAATCAACCCACCAGTAAGCCCACAAAATACACCGCTTCCTTGGGCAACACAAACAGCAGCTTAATAGGAAACCCTCATGTCCCTTACTGAAAACCTCCTTGCATCCATCCAAGCCGAGTTAGATGTGCTCAAAGCCACTGAGGCGGCTCCTGCTCCAACACCCGAGCCAGCACCCGTAGTAGTCCAGCCAACCCCAACTCCAGCCCCCGCTGTTGAAGATGATGCCAATGTGCCTCCGGTTATTCGTTTTGCTAGAGAACAGGCTCGTAAACTGCAAGGTAAATAAAAACCATGAATGAGATGGACCCAATCACTACGGCAAGGGAGCTTGCCACCCATGCTAATGATATTGAGCACCTACAAGCCGACATGGACAAGATGATTCAGGAGATGAAAGAGATTAAAGAGTGCATCCAAGCCATCCAGAAGACCTTAGCTGAGGCTCATGGTGGTTGGAGACTGCTGCTCGGCATCGGCGGCGCTGCGGCTCTCTTAGGTGCCATTCTGGCCAATTTGTTCCAAGGCTTTCTGAACAAATGAAACGAGTCAGCAAAATCTTTAATGATTTGCTCACAGGCGAGGACAACAAAACCCACGACATCGGCCGTTGGTCTTGGATGCTCTCACTCCTTGCTGTCATGTTTGGTGCTGGTTATGAAATGGTTGAAAACAATGCACCAGCCCTTAAAGACTTTGCTGAAGCCGTTGGTATTATCGCTGGTGCCCATGGCGCCGCTGTAATGCTCAAGAAGGACACCGAACCTCATGTGGAAAACCCTCCTAACTAACCTCACCAGCCTAGCTGGTGGTATTTACATCTACCTCATTGTGGCTGGCGCATCTAGCATAATTGCTGGATATGGAGCATATAGCTGGACATCGGACTACTATATTGCTAAAATAGAAAAGTCCAATTTAGAAGCGGAGCAAAAAGTAAATGATATACAACAACAAGGCGACCGTCTGGTTGCAGATTACGTTAAGCAAGTTGAACAACTGGGTTATGTCAATGCCAGTCTTCAGCAACAAATTTCTAGTACGGTACGTTTTAATAACAACGGTACTTGTGCTATTCCTAATGCTTATGTTAGGTTGTACAACGCAAGTGCAACTGGTCAAGCCTCAGCCCCCAGCAGCCTTGATGGTGCCTCCACCTCCCTTGACCTTGCTACCATCCTCAGCGTCGCAGCTGAAAACAACTCCAAATACCTCAAAGTAGCTCAGCAGCTTAGAGAACTTCAAGCGTTCGAAAACGCCAAGTAATCCCCTTAAAAAAGGAGCTGTATGAATAAAAGGCTATTTTTAGCTATTTGGTTGTGCACACTTATTTGGGTGCTTCAAAATACCCCAATAATGCAAAATGTGGAACAACAAATCGTGGCTATCACTAAATCAACATTTGACTTTATTACCCATTTTGAGGGTAAGCGCAATCAGGCATATCAAGACTCAAAAGGGCTTTGGACAATAGGGGTGGGTCACCTCATCAAATCCGATGAGCAATACCTATTGCACGCCACCTTAACAGATCAGCAAGTAGAAGACCTGTTTAAAAGCGATTTAAAGTGGTGTGACGAGGCCGTAATGAATTCGGTAAGGGCTCCCCTTAACCAGCACCAATATGATGCCCTATACAGCCTATGCTTCAATATTGGGGCAGATAATTTTAAACGTTCCGAAGTAGTACACCATATTAACAATCTAGACTATATGGCAGCTGGTAATGCCTTTTTAAATTGGAGTAATCCCCCCATTTTAAAGACCCGCCGGCAAAAAGAAAGAGAACTGTTTTTAACTGCAATTTAGGGCATTTTTTGCCCTATTTTTGCATAAGTAGTATTAGGAGCTGATCACTCCCCAATTCAATTAACCTCGAGGATATATCATGGACGGATTTAAATCATTACCCAAAATGCAATGCTTCAAAGAAGGCAAGCAAGTTAAAGCGATGTGTGGTGGTGGCTCTTATAAAGAAGGCGGTAAAGCCGATAAGGGCGACATGGAGCAAGATAAGAAGCTCATCAAAAAAGCATTTAAGCAACATGACGAAGCTGAGCACGACAAAGAGCCAACTGAAATCAAACTCAAAAAAGGTGGTCGTTCTAAGAAAGATTGCGGAACCGTTCGTAAGTATAAAGAAGGTGGTGCAATTGGTGTTTATGGCGCTAAGAAAAAATCTGGCGATTTAGATAGCATTGAAAAAGCCAAAGACATCAAACCAGGTAAAGCCGATGCTCCTTCCAAAGCAAGCGAAAAGCCAGCATTGCGTGGCTCTGATGTAGAAAAAGAAAAGAGCAAACCAGCTGGTCACAAAGACCCATATATTAAAAGCAAAGAATCTGGTAAATCTGCTGATGCCCCATCTGGTGCTAAAGAAATGCCAAACAAATATAAAGCTGGCAAGAAAGTTTGCTAATATGCCAAGCAAATCACAATCGCAAGAACACTTGATGGCTGCTGCGGCACACAATTCTAAGTTTGCAAAAAAGGTTGGTGTGCCAACTAAAGTAGCTAAAGAGTTTAACAAAGCCGATAAGGGCGTTAAATTAAAATCCTTACCTAAGCGTGTCTCTGGCCGCGGGAGATAATTTTGGCTTATAGTGGAACCACTGGTCAAACACAAATCAATGTTGACCAATTAATCTCATATGCATTTCGTGATGCTGGTAAAACGGCAGAGGAGATGACACCTGAGTTAATTGGTACAGCTAAGCAAGCCTTGTTTTACAACTTGCAAAATTTGTCTAATCGTGGCGTTAATCTGTGGTTATTGGAAAACCAATTGTACGGTGCTTTAACAGCACAACAGCAATTAGTTTTACCAAAAACCACGATTGATGTGCGTGAAGCAAACTGGGTTTATATTATCAATTCTACAGCGGCAGAGTATTTGCCAGCGGATAATCCAGAATCGCCAGCAGTGTTTGCTCAAAACATTAATTTGGTATCCACTTCAACCGTTAGTGAAAACTATTTCGGTTTGCAATATCAAGGTTCTAACCCTGTTTTTTATGTTGGCTTTAATGCTTACGCACCCGCTGGTGAAACGGTAACCTATAACTTTGCTTACGAAGTATCTAACGATGGCATTCACTGGACAACTGTTCAGCAATTCCCATCAGTTACCATGACTGATAAGCAATGGCAGTACTATAACATCAGCACCACCCCTCCTTATCTGTATTACCGTTTGCGTGAGACTGTAGCTCCTACATTCTCCATTCGTCAGATTGTATTTTCAACTAGCCAACAAGTTATTCCATTAGCTCGCTTAAATCGTGATGACTACTGGAATTTACCTAATAAGCAATTTCCATCAGTTCGTTCACTGCAATACTGGTTTGATCGTACGATTGAGCCATCAATGTATTTGTGGCCAGTACCAAACAATGACTTCCAAATGTTCCAATTAGTTGTGGAAGTACAGATGCAAGATGTAGGTTCACTAACTAACCAAATTTATGTGCCAGATCGTTGGCTCAATTGTGTACAAAAGCAATTGTCTCATAGCTTGGCATTACAATTACCTCAAGTAGATATGCCACGCATTCAGTATTTGGAGTTGCAAGCCGAAAAAGCATTCTTGCAAGCTAGTGAAGAAGATCGTGATAAGTCACCAATTTATTTCCAACCCAACGTGTCATACTACACCAGATGAACACTTCTTTGTATTGGATCCACCATAAAGACCATACTGACATGTTTAGTCAGGGGTATATTGGTGTTTCTAAAAACATCGAAGCTAGGTGGTTTAGGCATAGCAAATATTCTGATAATCAACATCTTAAAGCAGCGATTAAAAAATATGGTTGGGACAACCTTATTAAAGAAGTTGTTTTAATTGGGGAAGAAACATATTGTTACGATTTAGAAACAAAAATTAGACCAGCCAAACAAATTGGGTGGAACATTGCTGAAGGTGGTGCAAAACCGCCTGTGTCACAATATCGCGGAGATAATTACGTTAGTCCTCTTAAAAATAAGTCAAGAAAAACTCCTTGGATGTTCGGACGTAAAGTATCCGATAAAGAAAAAAAACTTGCTTCTGAACGTAAAAAAGTAAAAGTTAAATACAACGGTATTGTTTATGACAGTTTTACCGCACTGGCCAATTTTTTAGGATTAAAACACGCAACCCTTGCAAATAGGATCTATAGAAATGCCAAAAAATATGGCTATGAGGTTTTAAAATGAGCGTAATCATGACCTACGATTCGCTGGTGCTCAATATCCAACAATATATGGAGCGGGATGATGCTGACTTTATTGCACAGATCCCTAACCTCATCGCTTTGGCAGAGTCATCAATTGCTGCCGAATTAAAAACCTATTTGCAATTAATTGTTGTAGAAACCAGCTTAGCTACTAACCAAACCATTTTAAATAAACCAGCTCGTTGGCGTAAAACGGTTTCTATGAAAATTAATGGTGAGCCTATTTTGTTGCGTAGCCAAGATTATGTATCGCAGTATTTGGCTGAGTCTAGTAATGGTCAGCCTTTATATTATGCCGACTACGATTATAGCAACTGGAATTTTGCCCCAAAACCAGACACCACTTATCCAGTGGAAATTATTTACTTTGCTGAAATTCAGCCATTGGATGCTAATAACCAACAGAACTTGTGGACTCAAATTGCTCCACAAGCAATGCTTTATGGTGCTTTGTTACAAGCCCAAGGTTATTTAAAAGCTTTGGATAAGTTGCCAGTTTGGAAACAATATTACACTGATGCACTTAACGCACTCAAAAAAGAAGACAACTCTCGTCGTGTGGATCGCAACACTTCGGTTCAGGAACCTTAATATGTCAGTTTGTGTATATTGGATTCGCCATAAAAGCCACAAAGGCTACACATTTAAAAGGTTAGAAAAATAATGCCAACTCCCGTTTTTGTGAGCCCATTCACTGGGACTGTTGTTACCCCAACGGATGTATCCTATTATGCACTTTCTTTCAGTTCTCCCACACCACTCTATTGGCCATCTATTGTTAATCAAGGAGTTGGTGAGATACCTGCTGCTCGTATTATCGATTGCGTTTGTACTAGTGCTAACGCCAATGCTGCTATCATTACTTTACCAGAAGCAGATCAAGGCACGGTTGGCGCGGATATTTTGTTCCGCAACCTTGGCTCAAATACTTTTACGATTAAAGACTATACGGGCGCAAACTCCGTTAGCGTACCAATGGGCATTAGTAAGTATTTTTATCTTACTAATAATACAACTGCCGGTGGTGTTTGGAATAACGTCACATTTGCGGCTGGTACATCTTATGCAGATGCGGCTACTTTAGCAGGAGCTGGCTTAACTACTTCTAACGGTAAATTGGCCGTAACTGAAAACGTAGTCGATGTAACATCTTCTCCCAATATTACCGATGCAAGCCGTGGCGCTACTTTTAACTGGGGAGCTGGTGGTGGTACATTTACACTCCCTCCAGTACAAAATTTATCAGCTGGTTGGTGGATTGGTTTTAGAAATAGCGGATCTGGTTCATTAAACATCTATGCTACGACGCCAAATTTAATTAACGGCAATAGCGAAATTGTTGCTAATCCGGGCGATTCTGGTTTTATTTTTTACGATTCTATTAGTGGCGGGTTCATTACTGTTGGTTGGGTGGCCCCGTCAGCTGTTACTTTTAACTCAGCAACTTACGATGTTGATACCATAGTTGGCAATACGTTTAGTTTAGTATCTTATGCACCGATTATTCAGACTTATATTGCGCAATCTGGTACACGCACACAAAGTTTAGCAGTAACATTACCGGCCATTACCCAGATTTATATTCTGGTTAATAACACAAACCAAACTGGCTATAACATTACTTTCCAATGTCAAGGAAGTAGTCAGACACCTTTGGTATTGTCCGCTGGTAATATTTCTACAGTACTAAGTGATGGTACTAATTTATATGTATTAACATCATCAGCAACCGGCTTATTTTATGCTGCTAATGGTTCAGCAT